TCAATTTTTAATTTTTAATTCTTAATTCTTAATTAATCCTTATGGCACGTTCAATAACAGAAATCAAGCAATCTATTGTAGACACCTACTCAAGCGACGACAATGTACGCATTGCGTATGGGCTTGTGGCCGGGCAAAGTCTTAATCTTAGCAAAGCAAGCATAGAGAATGCGTTGTTTTATGCTATGGCAGTGGCAATATATGTGTTTGAGGTAATCTTAGACCAACATTTGAAAAACTTAAAAACCATACTCTACAACGACAAACCACATACCTCTGCTTGGTATTGCACCAAAACAAAGGAATATCAACATGGTTGCTTATTCGACGATGATTCTATGAGTTACGACAACTCACAAAGAACCGACGACGAAATAGAACAAACTAAGGTAGTAAAGTTTTGCGCTGCAAGCGAAGAAAACGTTACTGTAATACTCAAAGTAGCAGGAGAAGGTCCTCAACCACTCACGGAGGCTCAATTGGCTGGCGTTACTGCCTACATGAATAGAGTAAAAGATGCTGGAGTGTTTTTGCAGTTTAGAAACGTTAACGCAGATAGTTTGAAAATTACTATTAAGGTTTGGTACAATCCAATGATAATAGACGAAACAGGCAAAAACATAACAGCCAACACAGAGCAAGTAAAAGAATGTGTGGAAAGTTTTGTAAAAAACTTGCCTTTCAATTCGGAGTTTCATTTAGACAAATTGGAAGACGCTATCCAAACCATCGACGGTGTGGAAATAGTGCGCATAGTGGCAGCCAGCACACGAAGCGTAGTAAATCAAACATGGCAAGCAATAGACGGCTACACCACACCATACTCTGGCTATTACAATTTTGAACAAGACACCGATTTAAACATTGGTTATTATCCTTACAACAATGGCAACACCAACATTTAGCAATTTGATGATAAGGCTTTTGCCAAGTGTTTTGCAAAAGAACATTATAAAAGCTCTTTTCAAAACCTTTGGCTACGAACTCGACCGCCTTAAAACAAGCTACAAAACAAGCTACGATAATATTATATACGTGGCTACGCATACAGGGCAAGTGGCTGTATTGCACAATGTGCTTAATGCTCAATTTGGCTACACACGCGAAAATGGTTTTACCATAGGTGATGTAACTATTCACGATTTCAAATATATCTATTCGGAGCAAAGCGCATTGTTAGACACCACCATCAAGGCAATTAGCGAACAGCAAACAACGCAGCCGCCAATAATATACGACGAATCGAGCATTGCAACAGAGGCATACCCCTACATCCTTTATGTACCAAGTGGGGTATGGAACAACAGCAATAGCATGAATCAACTAAACAAAACCTTAAAAACATACCGCTTGCCAGGGCGTGTATGTATTTTGAGGTTAAAAACGGAGTAGTTGACAATTGAGAATTGACAATTGACAGTTATTAAATATCATTATAAAACCATTATAAAAGCCATGAATAGTATAATAGCAAAGCCAAATCAAACGATAGTAGACCTTTGTTTAGTGGCAACAGGCGGCGTAAACTATTTGCAAGATTTTTGCGAATTGAATAATTGTGCCGCCGATGACGAGGCAGTGGTGGGGCAAACGTATTATTACGACTACATAGAAAATGCCGACATTGCCGCCGCCTTGCAAGACAATCAACCAGCCACGGTGGCAAGCGCAGCCACACAAACACCAACACCAATATCCAAACTATATGCCGCTGGCGATGGTATAAGCATATCGAATGGCAACATTATATCGGCAAAGATAGACAACAACACTTTGCAAGTGGATAGTCAAGGACGGCTATATGTTACCAGTTCTTCTACCTCTCCAATAGTGGAAGCCGTGGAACAAAACATAGGAAACATAAACACACTATCCACTATATTAGGACGAGCAACAGGCGAAACCATGTCAGAACTGTTGGCAAAATATCAAAACAACACCGCGCCTTACAACACACTTTACAGTTTTGTGCAACACATAAAAGCGTTTTTGGAAGATAGCGACGCCTCAATGGCAACAATAAACCGTTGGCACGAAATAGAAAGTTTTTTAGCTGGTATAACAGACTCCGAAACATTAGCAGGCTTGTTACAAAACCTCGAAACCACTTGTAAAGACTATGCCGACACGCAAGATGCAACAACATTGCAAGCAGCAAAAAATTATACAGATGCGCAGTCCGTGTCATCTTTATTTGCGTGGACTACCCGCACAATTTCTAATACAGGCACATACTCAACAAGTTCGGGAACTGCTACTTTTACCGCTAAAGCAACGGTTATAGAAAATACCTACTTTGCAGATATAAATTTTACTTTAATTACAACGGGAAATTCTGCAACGTCAATTCAACAAACTTTTATAGATTTAGGGTTTCCAATATTACAAACGTTTTTTTCAGATACATTTACAGGCATACCAAGAGGGGTATTTAGAATAGATACGAATGGTAAAATTTCCAGTACTTCTGGCATAACATCAACAGCTAATCAAGCACAATATTTCCATTTCTTTGTAGCAAAAAAAATATCGTAATTGTAACGGTTAAAAATCTGAAGGAAACCAGTATTTGGTTGAACTGGTGTGTTTGTATTCAGTGTTTTGCCTTTTGATTAATTTTTTTATTAGGTACAACACACTACCAACAAAGCCAAGCGAATAGCCCAAAATATCAATATCCAAAAGAATGAATACAATACCAATTACCATAACTAACAATGAATAGTTGTATAAGAAATTAAAAATACGTTTTATCATGGCAAACAATTTAGAGTTTTCTATAAATATAATGCCCACAGGCATAGAAAAAGTATCACAACTACCATCAATAATCAATGATGTTTCAAACTCTATACAAAAAGCAAATAGAGCATCTAATTCATTTGATAGGTTGATGGGTGTATTAACCAATATCGAACGTATTCTCATGGGTATTGGCAAGGTAGGCGTGGCACAATTCAATAAATTAAATGACATCTTAGATACCAACAATAGAGGGTTTAATAAAGCAGCTATACAGGCTGGCAATTTAGAAAACAAAATTAAAAGTGTTGGAAATGCAAGCAAAAGCAGCGGCAAAGAGATACAAGAAAGTTTTTTAGATAAATTCAACAAAATTGGATTAGCATTTCAAAGCGTTAAAGCCATAGCAAGCACAGCGGCAGGCGTATTTTCACCAATCTTTGAGGAAGGTATGAGCCGCCAAACAGCAGAGGTAAATTTTGCCACCTTGCTTGGAACTGGTAAGAGTAAAGAAGAAGCAGCGCAAATAGGTAAACAGTTTGCCGCTGACCTCAGGAACTCGACCGCTGCCACACTCTATGGAACAAACACCATAAACGATGCCGCAAAAAACATGATTTCGTTCGGCATCGACGGCGATAAAACAAAAACCGTACTTGCCCAAATAGGCGACATCGCAGCCGGTGATGCACAAAAGTTTGGGAGTTTGAGTTTGGCGTTTGCCCAAATATCCAGTGCTGGCAAATTGCAAGGTCAAGATTTAATGCAATTGATAAATGCCGGATTTAACCCTTTGGCAGAGATAAGCAAGAAAACAGGCAAAAGCATTGGAGAGTTGAAAGACGAAATGGGCAAAGGATTGATAACCTCGCAAATGGTGGAAGAGGCTTTTGCCAGTGCAACCGCAGAAGGTGGGCAATTTAACGGTATGCTTGAGGATATAAAAAACAACACCTTACAAGGGCAAATGGCAGTATTAGCAAGTAGTTTTGACGATATAAAAGCCAAGGTATTCGAATTGGTGTTGCCAATAGTAAATAGATTCTTGCCGATGATAAGCACAAAGGTTTTGCCGTTGGTGGATGCTATAATACCCAAACTACAAAGCCTAAAGCCTGTGTTTGACGGTTTGATATTCGTATTATCAAGCTTATTTGATTACATAGCCGAAAACATAGACATCTTAAGCACCTTGGCTGTGGCGGTGGGTGTAGTGGCAGGGGTAATAACACTTTGCACATCACCAGTAACAGGCATTGTAATAGCCATTGGTTTGTTAGTGGCGGCATTAGTACAGGTAATAAAGTATTGGGATGAGTGGGGCAAGTACGTTGTTTTGATATGCCCTCCCTTGGCATTGGTGATGAATCTAATTCAAAGCGTAAAAAAGCATTGGGATAGCATAGTGGACGGATTCTCTAACGGTGGTATATTAGAAGGAATTAAGAGAATAGGATTAACCATTGTCGACGCTATACTTGCCCCAATAGAAAACCTTTTAGAACTTATTTCTAATATACCTGGCATAGGCGGCGAAATAGCGGGGTTCTTAGGCGGCGGCGTGGCAAGTTTGAGAGAAAAAATAAATTCGATGTTGCCCGAACCAGCCGATGGAGCGCAAGCCGCCAACGGATCATCGACGCAAACAAGCCTCGAAACGGCAGTGAACGCAGGAACATCTACCTCAGCATCGGCGGCAGAAACATTGGCAAAAGCCACAAAAAGCAAAACAGAGGCAGTGGCAACAGGCGGAACACGCAACACTCAAATAACTATCAACCTCGATAAAATGGTAGAACAAATAAATTTCAACGGTGGTATAGAACAAAACGCCCAAAACATAACCGACCAATTGACCGAGGCATTATTGAGAGTGCTATATTCCGCTCAAACAGCGGTATAATTGACAATTGAAAATTAACAATTAATAATAAAAATGGTAGGGATTCAACTAAATAGCCAAACAAAGGATTTGGAAATAAAGGACGGAGGTATGAGCGTAGGCAATACCAACGAGCAAAACCAGTATGTAATATTGGCATCGCACAAAGGAGAGATTCGGCAATATCCATTGCTTGGAGTGGGCATAGACACATACACCAACGACGAAACAGCGGCCGTAAAACTAAAATACGACGTAAGAGATAGTTTTAAACAAGACGGCTTGCGCATAGACAACTTAGAACTTAAAAACGGCAACTTAAAAATAGAGGCACAATATGATAGAGGTTAACATTGCAAACACAGAAAAACTTGTTGGCACTGCAATACAAAACTTTGCAGTAAAAAAATTGTTTGATTTTAAGTACTCTAAAACCGTTAACGCATTAGGGCAAACGTTTTACCAAGTGCCAATGACACTGAAAACCCAAAACGGATTAAATTTTACTTTGCCTGTTGATCCTTTGGTTTCAGTAAGCACCAAATACGATATAGTAACGCGCAACGTAAAAAAACAAGGTACGATGCGTGGAACAATCAAAGAACTTTGGAATCAAAGCGATTATTCCATAACCATAGCAGGTATATTAATGGCATCGGATAGCTACACTTTGCAAGATTACCAACGCAAACTACTTGCCATTTGCAACAGACCTGAAGCCGTGATGGTAGAATGTGAAATGTTAAACGATGTTTTCGAGGTCTTGAAAATAGCAATAGAAAGTTTAGATTTTCCATTTACCAAAGGCGAAAACAATCAAAGTTTTACAATAAAAGCACTGAGCGACGAAAGCTACAGTTTATTGAGTTAACAATTAAGAATTAACAATTAACAATTGTGTGATGTATAAGATTGATTATGATATAACAATAGACGGCAAACAGTTGCGAATAGTGGAAAGCATAGAGATTAATTGCAGTGTAGAAAACCTAACAGACAGCGCAACAATAAAACTGCCATCAACTGTATATAATCGCTACATAGACGAATTAGAAAATATCCGCCGCGACATGCCAATAACCATATCGCTTGGCTATAATGGCAACATGAATAAAGAGTTTTCGGGCTACATTCGTAGTGTGGAACGCGAACCCTCTGGATTAATCATAAACTGCCAAGACGAAATATATTTGTTTAATCAAACCCAAATGAAAGACGATAATTATAAAAACATATCTGTAAAAGACCTTTTAAATACCGTTATAAAGGCAGTACAACCAGATTTAAAACTCAATTGTGTTTATGATTTCTCTTTCGATAAGTTTTCTATTAGCAATGCCACCGCCTTAGATGTACTCAAAGCAATACAAAACGAGTGTAAATGTATGATGTATATAAAAGACGGCGTTTTTAATGTAACCCCACCATATACAATCACGCAAAGCACAAAAACAGTAAAGTACGACACCTCAATAAACGTTATGCAAGAGGGTTATTCTCTCAAATACAAAGACAAAGAGGACAGAAAGCTAAAAGTGGTTGTAAAAGGAAAAGATAAAGACGGCAACGAAATAGAAAACGATAAAATGGGAGAGGCAGGCGGAGATACCACAACGTTTGACTATAAAGGCATAGCCACAAAAGAAATGTTAAATTCGATAGCGCAAAATATCTATTCGGCAAAAAGTTACAGCGGTTTTGAGGGTAGTTTTCAAGCGTGGTTTTTACCATTAATAACTAAGGGCGATACTATAGATTACTCAGACAGCGACGCCCCTAATCGCAATGGTAAATATTTTGTAAATTCTGTTGCCACCACATGTAGCAGCGGCGGCATAACACGAAAAATTACAATAGGAAATGCTTTATAGGAGGTACTTTGCCAGCACGCAAGGCTTTGTTGTAAACATCGTTGGGTTTAAGACGAACTGGACCACGTTTTATTTCCTCCTTGGTATAAAAAACCATGTGTTTGAGTTGTTCCATTCGTTCTTTTTCGTATGCAATGCGTGCGCTATCGCTCAATTGCGCTTTATAGTCCCTGCAATCATAATTATGGTAAGAATCGGAGTAGCCACCATATTTAAAATCTCTTTCTACGTATGCGCTACTATCGAGGGTAAAATACAACCAATACATTTCGCTCCATTGCCGCTGTGCAAACGACAAAAAGGGCAACATGATAAACAACATTGATAATAACTTTTTCATAGGCAATCGACTTTTTATGATTAATAACTACTTTAAAAACGCCAAATTAATCAAAATATTATAACCACAAAAAATACACAAACCATGAGCAAAGAATCGGAAATAAAAAGTATTATTCGCTCCATCGCAGGATATGCCAACGGAGCAACACTATTTGAAGCCGAAATAAAGAGTGTAGACAATGCAATATGCGCAATAGAATATAGAGGACTTGTATATGAAGATGTAAGACTTGTTTGCGGCTTCACAGATGCCACACAAACCATATTGATAACACCCAAAGTGGGCAGCAAAGCATTGTGTGTAGACCTTTCTGTTGGCAAGATGCGCGACATAGTGGTTTTGATGGTGGAACAGGTGGAGCAAATAACGCTCAATGGTGGCGAGTTTGGAGGATTAATTAAGATTGAGGAATTAATCAAACATTTAAACACCATTGAAAAGGATTTAAACAACCTTAAAAAAGTGTTTAGCAGTAGTTGGACACCAATTGCGCAAGATGGCGGAGCGGCATTGAAAGCAGCGGCAGCATCGTGGGCAGGGCAACAAATAACAGAAACACAAAAAGACGATTTAGAGGATATTGCAATAATACATTAAAACAAAATACCATGAATTTAACTCGCATTGAACGCTATAAACAATGGCAAGCAGATATGAAACATTTTCAAAACATCTGTGCCAAACATTCCATTACAGAAACCAAAGCTACTCAGCAACGACGCATAACCCGTGCCAAACACGATTACGATTATTTTGTACATACATATTTTCCTGAAATAGCTCGTTGCAAATGTGCTAAGTTTCAGATTAATGCCGCCGAATATATACTTAACAATCCCAATGCCCGTGCCGTATTTGAATGGGCGCGCGGACACGCAAAAAGTACGCACATGGGGGTATTAATTCCTCTTTGGCTCAAAATCCAAGACAAACGACAATTTAACACTATGGTTGTAGTATCTAAGTCAGAGAATGCAGCCGACCGTCTACTTGCAGATCTTCAACAGCAACTTGCCTATAATGAATTATATATTCACGATTTTGGCACACAGATAAAAAGCGGCAATTGGAGCGAAGGCGAGTTTCTAACAGCCGACGATTATTATTTCGTTGCTCTTGGACGTGGACAATCGCCTCGCGGTATAAAAAACAATTCGCATCGTCCCGATTACATTGTTATCGACGATTTAGACGATGATGCCATGTGCCGCAACCCACAGCGCGTGTCCGAAGCCACCGAATGGGTACTCTCTGCATTGTTTGGCACAATGGAAGCAGGACGCGGACGATTTATAATGGTGGGCAATCTTATTAGTAAAAATTCGGTTTTAGCTAAGATGATGGAACGACCAAAAGTGTTTCATACTCAAATTAACATATTAAATTCCGATGGTATGCCTACATGGAAAGAAAATTACAAACTTTCTGAAATTCGTGAAATGCGTTCTATGATGGGTGAACGTAATTTTGAAAAAGAATACATGAATAATCCGCTCGTAGAAGGGGCAATCTTTGAGCAGCGGCATATTCAATACGCACCAGCCTTACCACTTAGACAATATCGCAAACTTGTTTGCTATACAGATCCGAGTTTTAAATCGTCAGTAACAGCCGACTACAAAGCAACTGTTCTTGTTGGGCTCACCGCCAATGGACATTATCATATACTAAAGGTTTATGCCGCGCAAACCTCTATTTCAACAATGATAGAATGGCATTACGAACTTATTAAATGGATTGCAGGTAGAGCACCTGTTCAGTTTTATATGGAAAGTAATTTTATGCAAGATCTTATTCTCGATGAGTTTCGTAAAGTTGGGGACACCACAGGACTACACATTCCTATACTTGGAGATTCTCGCAAAAAACCTGACAAGTTTGCACGTATCGAAACCCTTCAACCGCTTTTTAATCGTGGGCTAATAACAATTAGCGACACCGAACGCACCTCAGACGGAGTAAGAATACTTACAGAACAATTATTGATGTTTCAGCACGGATCTAACTCGCATGATGATGCACCCGATGCCCTTGAATCTTGTATTTGGATGCTTTCGCGCTCATGCCGCCGCACCACCTCTCACTTTCTCCGTCTCCCTCGCCCAAACAGAAAATGGTAAAAATGTATTTATTAAATTGAAAAAAATGATTTTTTGTTTTGGGGAGAATAAAGTTTTCAAAGAGCGCAACAAGTCTCAAAACGATCTTTCGGGTTTTAACAATATTTTCTTTCACGTTGTAAGACAG